AAGCCCTTGTCCGTAATGCGCGGGATGCTATCCAGGAACGGGAACCATGTTCCCGCCACGTTGTCGGCATAGGCTGTAGAGGCTCTTGTTGTTGTTATAAGAGTATTGGCGGCCACTATAACATCTGGTTCTGTGTATCGATAACCTTGATTCAAAGTGAAGTTGAGGTCAAGTGAGGGTTCAATCACGAATGTATTATCCTCAACAGGTGTAATACTCATAGCAATCGTATTATCCTCGGATATGTATTCAGCGAAAACTTTCATACCAGCGGGGGTTGATAACTCTTCTACGGCCTGTAGATAGTTGATAAGCGATTCTCGTATTCTTATAACGTATGAGTAGTTTTGATAAAAGTCTCTGTTTTGTAAGAAGTTATAAGAACTTAAATGACCGTCATCAGTTAGATAGTATCCAGGATAAGTAAACACCCCCGATGTTAGTATTGTGGCTGCTGCTTGTGCTGTGCCATCACCGTAACTAGATAGATTAACTGTTGGAGACTCAGAATAGCCCGATCCTTCATCAACAACACTTATGGTTTCTATTCTACCAATAGCGGCTGTGTTGATGGTATATGATTCCCCATCACCTAAAATAGCCAGAACATCTATGACTGCTCCGGAACCATTTGCAGTTGTTATTGATGTTGTTGGTAGATCGTCTTGTTGATAACCATAACCACCCAAAGCCCAACCAACATTTGCAGTAAACGCCACACCAGTTATTAGGTTGGAGCTACCTGTATCTACACTTGTTATAACACCATTTGCACCAAATCCAGAGCCCGTCATTGTGTTAGTAAACTTGATAATATCACCCACGCGGTATTCTGTACCTGCATTTGCAATATTCATACGCGCAAGAATACCCATTTCTCTTAAAATGGTGTTTGCTTGAGTATCATATGAAGGAATAGAGATGTAGTTATTTCCGCCCGATATAACTGAAACATCTGTTACGGGTCCAAGGTTGGTAAATGTGAAGTATGACAAACTATTGGCCAGTGTCGTATTAGCATTGGCTGCTATTAGATTGGAATATACTGCATTACCGATTTGAGTGTTGGCTTCGATGGCGATGGTGCTTGTGTATAAGTTATATGTGTTTGTATGATATAGACCAGAGTTATCAACGTTTGAAACTGCAATATTGGCTCCTGATCCTCCGCCGCCTACCAATAGAATGGGATTGCCTATTTGGAACCCAGCACCACCATATACAACTCTGACGTTGGCAATGTTTCCGGATGATACTCGACTAACAACACCAGTTGCTCCTGATCCTCCTGATACTGGCGAATCTATGACTACTGGATCACCTAGAGAATAGTTTAGTCCGCCATTAATAACTGCTATTGATAATACAACCCCGGCGAAGATGGTGGCCGATAATGTATGATCTACACCGTTAATATCCGTAAATGCTGTAGAGACCGACTCTCCTTCATCAAATGTTCCTCGTATATTTGACAAGAATAGTTCATTTATCTGTCTGCCTTGGTCGAAGAACCTGTTAACAGATTCAACCGTGGCTGTTGCGCCAGATACAACACCAGTCGCCTGTCTGGATATGAATAGCTCCATTGTTGTATATGATGCATCTTCAACACTATCATATAGAATAGATTCGACCCTTAATGATTTTCTGATGAACCATTTACCATCAGAACCTCTAAGTATGTCCCGCTTGGGATAATATATACGTTCAACCTCTTTTCCTAGTATGATTCTAAGTAGGAACTTGAGACCTTTTTCAGTACCTTTTGCTCGATAGAAGTCGAGAATGTGCTTTACAAGCAAACTCTTGTTGGCTAAAGCACTTTTAGGTATAAACTTTAAGAACCTTTCGTATAATATTTCAGCCGTATCATCATGAGTTCTATCAATATCAATGTAATCCAGTAAACTTTTGGTACGTTCGACCACACCACCAAATCGTAGTGTGTTATTGGCTTGTTCATTAAACTTATAGTAATGCTCTAAGAACGTGATAAACTGTTCATGGTCCGCCTTGACAAAGGCAGGAGCCTGCGAACTGATGATATTACTGATTTTATTGTTTGTCATATTAATCTGTTGTCACCTCGATTGATATGGATGAGATATCATTAGCATCAATATCCAATATGCTACTTCGCAATGCTTTCACAGTATCTTCCTCGGGTTGAACACTAACAGTTAATACATTTTCATCATATATTGTATTAGTTATAATGCTTAATGGTTCAAACGATGTTAATGTCAGTTCACCACTACTATAATCGATGGTACCTGCAAGTGCATTAACAATGATTTTCTCACCAGTTGTTGTTCTATAGTAAAATGTTCTCAATGTACCATTCCTAGCCTGTAGTTCTACCGTGGCTGTTGCTCCTGAACCATTACCGCCAGTTATAGATACTACTGCTCGTGAATAGTTAGAACCTCTATTTGTTATAACAATGTTATTAAGCTTGCGATTAACTATATTGGCTACTGCTGTTGCCCCTGTACCATCACCTGTAATGGTAACTGTGGGGGTTGAGGTATAGTTCGTACCTGCTAATACTACAATGATGCTGTCGATACCTGTGTAACTATCAGGAACTTCCTCTATGTTGATTCGTCTCTGCACACCATTAACATCAACGACAACGACTTCTGGATAAGAAAACAGTTTGTTGATGCTTCCGGCCTTATATAATGAAGTGTTGAAATTTAGTGTGATGGCTTGGTTTTGATTCAGTATAGGTTCAACACGTTTTTGTAGATATGCACTAATATCGCAACCTGTTATTGATTCATGAGCATCGTTGATGTATTTTTGCAGCTTGGATTTACGAAATACAGCACCAAACTTCTTTAGTTCCTTTTCTCTATAATCTAATATTGCTACTCTAACAAGAGTCTTTATTTCTTCACCGTCGAGAGTTGTGTTGGACTTATTATAATGTACCTTTGTTTTCAATGTTATGTATGTGTATTCTGGATCAACTATTTCTGGGAATACCGTAAGAACAGAATGATTTGCGATAATATCATTCTTGATTTGTTCCTTTTCGTATATTGTGATATAGTAATCATCGACAGGTTTCATAGCAATGAATACCTTACCGTAAATAGGAGGTACATTATCCTTACCTCCCCAAACACTAACAGATTCAATATTAGGATATTCCTTAAGTATTATGGCTTCATAATCTGTATCATTCACCGCTCTATTTTGTGTTGTGTAATGTACCGGCGCACGATATCTTATAGACTCAATGGATTCTCTCTCTGATCCACCATATGCATTAACTGTTGTTGATACTGCAACATTACTATATCCAGAAATACCATTGATCGCAGTAAATACTCTAGCCTTGTTAGCAATGGGACCTTGTGTTGCAATATAGTTGGCTATTACGATATTACCATTTGATGGGTTCTTGCCTAATATACCATCACCAAAATATAGTGTATGACTACCATTAGCCGCAGGGTTTTCCTCAATGAAATATACTGTTGAGTTGGCTGTTATTTCTGTGATATCATCGGCTTCATTATATGTTGTCAATGTTGTGTTTGCTTCTGAGTCCTGTATCGAAACTCTTAATGTGGATGTATCAATACTATCTGTGGCCCCTAAAATGAACCGGCGGGATGGGTTGTTTTGATCAACCAAAAATGTTGATGATAGGGCTTCGCCTTGACGAATAACAACGTTACTGAATAGGTAGCTACCATTAGCCAGAACTGCTGTATTTGCATTAACAGAAAGGAAGTTATATGAAATACCACTGATTGGATCGGCCAGAAATCTCGTATATCGATTTAATGTGATTGTGGGGACTGTATTGGGTTCTGAACCTGTGGGAGTAACAGTAATATTGACCTTGGCGGTGGCTGCAACCTTTGATGTTGGTACATAGTTGGTGAGTTTGGCTAGAGATATGACGGATGATCTGATTTGAGCAGTATCCAAGAACATTTCATTACCAACAAGATTAAGGTTCATAGCCATGTAGTGAGTATTATATGCAAGAAGGTCTAATATAACCGCCATACCAGAACCTTCAAAGTCAAAATCAGAGAATTCTGATTGATTTCGTAGAAATGCCTTAAGATTCTCTCTAATAGAAAGATAGTCCAGCTCAGTTATTCTTAGTGGTTGATCAGCCATTTAATCGTTCCTATCTTTCATTAGCGTAGTCGTTTCAAAATTATAGTATTTGTTACTGGCTCTTGTCTGTTTAATATTTTATACAACATATTAACAATATAGGCATTAGAATCGGGTGCGACAGATACTACAACACTTCGTAACTCAACTCGTGGTTCCCAGTTGTTGATAACCTCTTCAATAAAATTCTGTATGTGTATTGATGTGAACTCAGTTATATTATCAAATAGAGTTTTTCTTATATTACTACCAATATTTGATCTGAATGGTCGGTCGTAGAAGTTGGTGAGTATCAAGTTGCGAACTGATCGCCTGATTGCGTCCTCACCATATAGTTTAGGCACATCACCTGTTGCAGGGTGTGCTACAAAGAATAGGTCTAGGTCGCTGTAATCGTTCTGTTGTCTTGATTTTATCAGAGGCATCTATTATTTATGTTATCCTTATAATCGCATTCTAGTTTCCTATAACATATTGATTACGATCATCAGTCCAACCTATAGTTTCGATAACGTTTTCTGTTAATGTGCCGGAACCGATAGTGACCCCGTAGTATATTTGGGCACTAGTATTGACAATTCTCATATTAAACTCAGTGGTTGCTCTCTCTGATGCTATAGCTGTTCGCGCGATTATGTTATTGAAACCTGATGCAGGACCAACAAGTGCATAAATATCACCTACTGCTAACTGTCTTTGTCTAACGACATACTTACCAATTGTATATATCCCTGTTGGAACTGTGGTAGTCAAAAGTGCCCAAGCTCTAGAGGTAGTTGCGGAATAATCTTGAACAGAATTATTCCACCAAAAAGTATTACCGGTCTG